CTCCGCGTTGTCGGTATCGCCACGGACATTGGTAATGCCCCCGGTGATGCTTACACAATCGTTCAGGTGCAGATCTCTGAGCACCAGTTCGTTTCCACCCAGAACCCGTTCTAATAGGGAGATCCGCACATGGCTACTCCAATGCGTAGTACGGACTTCCGTTCCATCGTCGAACCGATTCTCAACGAAGCGTTCGACGGCGTCTACGACCAGCGCGCAGACGAATGGAAACAGGTTTTCCGCGAAGAGCGTGGTATTCCGCGCAACTATCATGAAGAACCCGTCCTCTTCGGTTTCGGCGCTGCGCCGGAACTGCCCGATGGCACGGCTGTCACATACCAGTCCGGTGGCGTGCTCTTCATCAAGCGTTACCAGTACAAGGTCTATGGCCTTGCCTTCGCTCTGACGAAGGTTCTCGTCGAAGACGGTGATCACATCCGTATCGGCCAGACCTACGCCAAGCACCTCGCCCAGTCGCTGGTCGAGACGAAGGAGACCAACGCTGCCAACATCCTGAACCGCGCCTTCAACGGTGCGTACGCAGGTGGTGACGGCAAGTCGCTTGTTGCTACTGATCACCCGATCATCAACGGCACCTTCTCCAACCAGCTCTCGACGGCCGCCGCGCTGTCGCAGACCTCGCTGGAGCAGATCCTCATCCAGATTCGCAACGCTGTTGACAACAACGGCAAGCGTATCCGTTTGAACCCGACGAAGCTCGTCGTGTCGCCTTCGAACGTCTTCCAAGCGGAAGTCCTTCTGAAGTCGGTCCTGCGCGCTGGCACGGGTAACAACGACATCAATCCCGTGAAGAGCATGGGCTTGCTGGATGGCGGTCAGGCCAACCTGTCGCGTCTTACCTCGACCACCGCTTGGTGGGTTGAGACGGATGCGCCGGAAGGCCTCAAGCTGATGATGCGCCGCTCGCTCGAAAAGAGCATGGAAGGCGATTTCGAAACTGACTCGATGCGCTTCAAGAGCACCGAGCGTTACGATCTCGGCTGGACCGATCCGCGCGCCGTTTTCGGCACTCCGGGCGTCTGATCTACCAAGATCAATTGGAAGGGGCGGCTAGACCGCCCCTTCTTTTTATGTGAAGATAAACACGGTCAAGCTTTTCAAGGAGAAGACCCCAATGACACAGTTTTCCGACGATCTCTGGCTCGGCGCGGCCCTCGGCCCGCAGCTCAATTCCTACGCAGGCCCCGGCGCTGTTTACGCAGGCGTTGGCCCCCTCGCCCGCACCTACATCTTTGACGCCGTCCCCGCTGCCAAGTCTGCCACCGCTGTCTGCGCCGCTCAGGCGGTTGCCGCTGCCGGTTATGCGACGATCAACGGCGCGTCCGCTTCTGGCGGCGTTGCCACGTTCGACTACGCTCGCGCCGTCAATGTTGACAGCACCGACGCTGGCGATACGACCCAGACCGTGACCGTCACTGGTACGGATTACTGGGGTCAGGCCCAGACCGAAGAAATCGCGCTCAGTGGCACGACGCTCGTCGCTGGTCAGAAGGCATTCAAGACCATCACCGCTGTCTACGTCAGCGCCCTTCTCGCGGGCAACCTCACGGTTGGCAACGAAGACGTCTTTGGTCTGCCTTACCGCGTGACCGATGCCGGTTACCTGTTCCGCGTTGGTTGGGCTGGCGCTCTTGCTGAAGACGCCGGCACGTTTGTGGCTGCCGACACGGCAACTGCAACCGCTACAACCGGCGACGTGCGTGGCACCTACGCGCCGTCTTCTGCTGCGAACGGCACTCGCCGTCTCGTCATTGGCATCGCGCTCACCGGCTCACAGGCTGGCCCGAACGCCACGCAGACGGCTGCTGTCGGCGTCACACCCGCCTAATAAGCAAGGGGGCCTTGTGCCCCCTCACTTTCCTTTAGGAGGGCCATATGGTCGATACAGTCACCACCCAGACTTTGCTCGATGGCGAGCGTCTGGTGATCCTGAAATTCACGAACGTGTCTGATGGCACCGGCGAAAGCGCGGTGACAAAGATCGACGTGAGCACGCTGTCTTCTAATCCCAATGGTGACGCCTGCACGGGCGTTAAGATCAACAAGATCTGGTCCACCACGACTGGTATGGCTGTAAACATCCTTTGGGATGCTACTGCAGACGTGCTTGCGTGGACGATCCCGCAGGATACCAACTATTACATGTGCTTCGGTGAGCACCTCGGCGGCATTCCAAACAATGCTGGCGCAGGCAAGACGGGTGACGTTGCTTTCACCACGGTTGGCGCTAGCCTTGGCGACAGCTACAGCATCATTCTGGAATGCATCAAAACTTACGGGTGACCCATGGGGCGCTGGTGTATGGCCAAAGGCGGCAGCACACCTGTCTACAAGACGGGCGGTGCATGGACGCGCGCTGAAGGGAAAAATCCTGAAGGCGGCTTGAACGAGAAGGGGCGCGCGTCCCTTCGCGCTCAAGGTCATGACATCAAGCGCCCAGTTTCTGCAAAAGAAGCCAAGTCAAGCCCCGCAGCCGCAGGCCGTCGCAGTTCATTCTGTAGCAGGATGAAAGGCATGAAGGCGAAGCTGACATCCGCCGAGACGGCGCGTGACCCCAACAGCCGCATCAACAAAGCGCTGAGAAAGTGGGATTGCTGATGGCAAACGGCCCGCGATACGGAGAATTTGTCTTCCCTATGTTCGCAAAGGGCGGGCAAGCCAAATCCAAAGTGAACGAGGCTGGTAACTACACCAAGCCCGGCATGCGCAAAGCTTTGTTCAACAGCATCAAGGCGTCTGCAGTGCAGGGCACAGCCGCAGGTCAGTGGAGCGCGCGTAAGGCGCAGCTTCTTGCCAAACGCTACAAAGAGAAAGGCGGAGGATACAAATGAGAGATCCGCAAAAATCTTTGAAAGCTTGGGGCGAGCAAAACTGGCGCACGAAGTCTGGCAAGCCTTCATCTGAAACAGGTGAGCGTTATTTGCCAGAGGCTGCCATCAAGTCTTTGTCTTCGGCTGAATACGCAGCAACGACGCGCGCAAAACGCGAAGGTAAAAAACAAGGCAAGCAATTTGTGCCGCAACCCGCAAAAATTGCTGCTAAAGTGAAATCACACCGACAGAAGGGCTTCTGACATGGCCGTCAAATATGTGAAAGACTTCGACTTTTCGAAAGGCACAGCCTCGTGCAACTACGCCAAAGGCGGCTCTGCAAAGAAGCCCGCTGGCATGATGATCGTCATCGGCGTTGGCAAGCCGAAAGGCCCGATGCGCAAGGCAGAAGGCGGCTCGATCAGCGACAGTGATCGCCGCATGATGGAGCAGATGGCTGGTGATGCAAATGCCAAGACTGAGGCAGAGCGCATCATGGGTCAGAAGAACCCGCCTCCTGCCAAGAAAGCTCCTGCGGCCAAGAAGGGCTCGCCCTACATTCCCGGCACGAACGTGAAGGCCAACGATCTGTACACCAAGGAAGAGCTTGAGCGTCTTGAGCGCGGCTACAAGAAGGGTGGCAAGGTCGCTAAGGTCATGCACGAGTTCGGCGAAGGCAAGCTGCATTCTGGCTCAAAGGAAGGCCCGAAGGTCACCAGCCGCAAGCAGGCTGTTGCTATTGCTTTGTCCGAAGCTGGCAAGATGAAGAAGGCCAAGGGCGGCATGGCAAAGCATCCTGACGAAGCCATGGACAAAGCGCTCATTAAGAAAATGGTGAAGCCCGGTGTGCTGAAGAAAGCCGACGGCGGCATGGCTATGGGCAGCATGGGAAAAGCAAACCCATACGCAATGGGTCCGGGCGGCCGTCAATATGAGTCTGCAATGGACATGCAGTCCAATCAGATGCCCGTCCCGCAGCGCGGCGCTCCTCCTGCACCCATGCCTGTCCCGCAGCGTGGCGCTGCTTCCATGCGCCCTGCTTCCGGGCCCATGCCTACCCCGCTGCGTGGTGCTCCTCCGCGTCCTGCCCCGGCCCCGCCTGCTCCTATGATGGGTGGTAGCAAGTCCCTGAAAGATCCCGTAAGCGGCCGTGCAACAGGATTGGGCCCACTTGTACCGGAGCCGCCTCGTCGTGCCCCTGTTCAAGTCCCCACGGGGGGACTCGTTCCTATTAGCCCAACTCAATATGCTGCTAATCAGGCGTTGCGAGAAGCTAACGCCCGGCGCATTGATCCGGATGGAAGTATCAAGGCAGCCGCTATCAAGCAGGCCGCGCCCCCTATGCCGCCGCGTCCCGCGCCAGCTCCTCCTATGAGGCGTGCAGAAGGCGGCATGGCATCTATCAAGTCGCCGCTGCAGCGCATGTCGCGCGCCAAAGGCGTTCCGGTTGCTTCTGAAATGCCGATGATTGAATCCAAGTCGTCTGGCCCGAAGAGCATTGGCGTTAACGCCAAGCGCCCCGGCGGCCCAAACGTCGGAAAAATCCGCGCCGCTATGGCTCGCGCAGCCTCAAAGGCAGTGCCGGAAAATGCACCGTCGATGATGAAAAAGGGCGGAAAGGTTAAGTAATGGCCGTCTCTGGGACCGTATCCACAACAGTTTTCAAAACCCGGAAGGTGATCGACCACGCCTACCGGCGCTGTCGGATCCTGCCCCAGAGCATCACCTCCGAGATGATCGAGACTGCAAAGGACAACCTCTTTTTGCAGCTCTCGTCTCTCGGAAGTCAGGGCGTCCCGCTCTGGTGCATTGAGCGCGAGATCTTGCCCCTCTATGTCGGCCAAGCTGTCGCCACGCCTTCGCTTGGCACGATGGACATCCTGAATGCCAACTTCCGCTGGCTGTCTCGCCAGAACGGGCCCGTGCAATACAGCACCCCCGGCGGCATTCCTTCCTTTGCATTTGATGGTGATCTCCAAACGTCATGTGCCCAGACTGGCCCGAACGGCAACATCAACATTGCCTACATCGGCGCTGATCCTATCAATGACCCCCAGTCTCAGGTGCAGGTCACAACCGTCGGCGTCATGATGGCGACCACAGGCTCGTTCAACATCGTGTTTGAATGGTCCAACGACGGCGTGACATGGACAACCGCGCTTGCGCCGGGCGTAACCGCATATGTCGCCGGCAAATGGCAGTGGTACGACATCGACGGGCAGCAGCCGGTCAATTATTTCCGCATGCGGGAGACCGGCGGCAATACGCTCAACGTCGTTGAGTTCTACGCGGCCAACAATCCGACAGAAATTCCCCTCGCTCGCATGAATCGCGACGATTGGACGAACTTGCCGAACAAGACGTTCCAAGGCCGCCCGCTGCAATACTGGTTCGACCGCCGTCGCGACTTGCCGACCATGTACATTTGGCCCGTCACCGACACAACCAACATGTTTGGCCAGTTCGTGATCTGGAAGCAGCGCTATATCATGGACGTCGGCACCCTCACCGATGAGCTGGACATTCCGCAGCGCTGGTACGAATGTGTCGTCTGGCAGCTTTCATGGCGTCTGGCGATGGAAATGCCAGAATTCGACATGAATTTGCTCGGTGTGATCAAGGCCACGGCCGACGAGGCCTTGAAGGTTGCACAAGACGAAGAACGCGATAATAGTCCGATCTACTTCGCACCGAACATCAGCCCCTACACGAGGTAGACATGGGCATTTTCCTAGATCCCAGAGGCAAATCTACCTTTGGCATCGGCATTTGCGCTCGATGCTCAAGGAAGATGTCGCTTGAGGACTTGGAATCGGACCCAAACTATCCGGGGCTCTATGTTTGCTCGGTCGATAAGGACCAATTTGACCCCTATCGCCTTGCTGCACGCCAGCCGGAGCGCATTAACCTCTTCCACCCGCGCCCCGACACCAATATCGCGCTGAATATGCTTGGCACGATCTCTCAGGACGATGATCTCTTCATCATCAACGATGATGGCGATGGATATCTGGTGCCATGACGAACAATCCAAAGGTTCCAACCAACCTTATTCCGACGAAGATCACGCAGCTCCCGCTCGCTGACACGCCGACGGTTACCGATTCAACGATTATCGTCCAAAACGGCATCACCAAGCGCGGCACGTTCGGTCAGTTCCTGCAATATATCGGCCCAACTGGCCCCACTGGGCCTCAAGGGCCGACAGGTTCGCAAGGGCCGATTGGGCCCACCGGCGCACAGGGCGTCACGGGCCCCACTGGGCCGACCGGCGACATAGGGCCCACTGGCCCTACGGGGCCTACGGGGCCTACGGGGCCTACGGGGCCTACCGGACCCACGGGTGATCAAGGCATTCAGGGCCCAACCGGGCCTACGGGGCCCACTGGACCCACCGGGCCTACGGGCGATCAGGGCGTGCAGGGTGTCACGGGGCCTACCGGGCCTACGGGGCCTCAAGGCGTTACGGGGCCGACTGGACCGACAGGGCCTACAGGCGACCAAGGCATTCAGGGCGTAACTGGGCCTACTGGACCTACCGGACCTACTGGGCCTACGGGGCCTACTGGGCCGCAGGGCGATATCGGGCCGACCGGGCCGACTGGGCCGACTGGACCTACTGGGCCCACGGGTGACCAAGGCATTCAGGGCGTTACTGGACCGACCGGACCCACTGGGCCGACCGGACCCACAGGCGCGTCTTCAACCGTGCCGGGGCCAACTGGGCCTACTGGGCCCACCGGGCCTACCGGACCTACCGGACCCACGGGCGCAACCGGCGCAACGGGTGCTGGCGGCGCACTGGGCTATTGGGGCTCGTTCTGGGACACGACCGATCAGGTGGCTCCTGCGGCCAATACGGCTTATTCGGTCACGCTGAACAGCGCCGATGCCAACAACAATGGCGTGAGCGTTGTATCAAACAGCCGCGTCACCTTTGCTTATGCCGGCGTTTACAGCCTGACGTTCTCTATTCAGTTCGTGAACACTGACACGCAGATCCATGACGTGAACGTGTGGTTGCGCAAGAATAATGCTGGCAGCTCTGGTGATATTCCAGACAGCGATACGCGCTTGAGCATCCAGCAAAAGCATGGCGGCGTTGATGGCTACGGCCTGATGACCGTCAACTTTATGCTGACGCTTGCGGCTAACGATTACATTGAGATGATCTGGGCTCCCACAGACACTCAAGTTTCGATCCAGTCAGTTCCTGCCGGCACATCGCCCGTTTCGCCTTCCATTCCCGGCGTGATCTTCACCGCACAACAGGTGATGTACACGCAGCTCGGGCCAACTGGGCCGACCGGCCCAACTGGGCCTACTGGGCCTACCGGACCTACTGGGCCGCAGGGCACGTCGTCCAATCTGTTCCTGTATCGCGCAAATACCGCTGCAACGAGCGGTTATCCCGGCGATGGTGACATCATCTGGGACAACGCAATCCAAACCAGCGCGTCCAACATTCTTGTCAGCCACCTGACTGACAACAACATTGACGTCGATATCTTCTTGGCATTGCTGACTGTCACCGAGCAATTCGTCATCCAGAGCCAGACGGCGAGCGGCGACAATCAGGTCTGGCAGATCAGCGGTACGCCTACCGTCACCAATCCCGGCACGTCTACGGCGTACTGGACCTATCCTGTCACGCTTGTCTCGTCAGCTGGCGCGGGCACGACTGGTTTTGCCAATACGGCTCCGCTCTTCTTGGCGCTGGTCAACGGCGTGTCTGGGCCTACTGGGCCGCAAGGGCCGACCGGCCCGACCGGACCTACTGGGCCTACGGGAACCGCCGGCGTTGATGGCCCAACCGGACCCACAGGGCCAACCGGGCCTACAGGCGTTGCCGGCGTCGATGGACCCACAGGGCCGACTGGGCCCACTGGTGTTGCGGGCGTTAATGGGCCGACAGGGCCGACGGGGCCAACTGGAACCGCAGGTGTTGATGGTCCTACGGGACCGACTGGCCCCACCGGCATTGGCTACGCTGGCCTGACGAGCAGCACGTCTACGGCAATCGGGACGGGATCAAAGACGTTCACGACGAACCTGACCGATGCGCAATCAGCCTTTGCTGTTGGCCAGCGCGTTCGTGTGGCATACACACCGAACCCGACCACTGATTACATGGAAGGCATTATTACCGCCTTCTCTGGCACGTCTTTAACCGTTAGCGTCGATTTCTTTGCTGGCACAGGCACTTACTCGGCTTGGAACATCGCGGCTGCGGGTGCTATCGGCCCGACTGGTCCAACTGGTCCTACGGGTGTTGCGGGCGTTAATGGACCTACTGGACCTACTGGACCTACTGGACCTGCAGGCGCAACGGGGCCGACCGGCTCAATCTACCCGACGGGCGGGTCGCCTGATCGCATCTTCTACGAAAATCAAATCACCGTGACGGCGAATTACACGATCACGACCAGCTACAACGCCGGCACGTTCGGGCCCGTCACGATCAATTCGGGCGTCACAGTAACTGTACCAACGGGGTCTGTATGGACAATCGTCTAAAAATCTGCGTCTACGCGATCAGCAAAAACGAAGCCCACTTCGTTGAGCGCTTCTGCGCGTCGGCGAAAGATGCCGACATGATCCTGATTGCCGACACCGGATCCGACGACGGCCTACCCGAGGAGGCACGCAAACATGGCGCAGTGGTCCACGACATTTGCATAT